AGAGTCACGACCCGCGGCGCCGTCTAGGCCCTTCTCGCCTGGCAGGCCGCGCTCACCCACCATACCGGGTTCGCCCTTCTCCCCCATCGGCCCAGGCGCGCCCGCTGGACCATCCGCGCCGCGTTCGCCAGCAGCCCCTGGGACACCTTGCGCGCCGCGCTCACCTGGAATACCGACTGCGCCATCTTTCCCGTCAATCCCGTCGCGCCCTGCGATCCCGTCCGTGCCGTCACGACCTGGGGCGCCGTCCTTCCCATCGACCCCGTCACGCCCCGCGAGGCCGGGCGCCCCGTCGATGCCTGGTGCGCCGTCCTTCGGGACTGGCCGCGCCGCCAGCGCCGTTGCAACGCATGACTCCACCACGCCCTGCAACGCGTCCACGTCGACGTCTTTGCCGTCCACGCCATCCCGCCCGGCCGGTCCAGTCCGCGCCTGTGCCGCGATCACCTCGGCTTCTAAGGTCACGATGCGCGCTTCGAGTGTATGGATCCGCGCCACCGACGACTGCATCGCGTCCTTGGTCGTCTGCACGATCAGGTCGCTGAGCATGTCGAGATCGAGATCAAGCCGCACGGATGCCCGCTTCCTGCGCCTTACGCGCGGTCATCGCTTTCAACAGCACCCCCACGTCCTTCGCCGGCATCGGCTCGTCGTCATCCGCCGCCGGCAACGCGGGCGGCACCGACGGCGCCACAGGCGCCATCGCCGTCACGTCCGACCCGAGCAAATCGATGGGCCAGTTCTGCCGCTGTAGGAACACGGTGTCGCCGCCCGTCACAGGCTTCAAGTTGAACCGCGCGCGGCCTTCGTTCGGCTTGAGGATGCCGCCAATCACGCCCTTCGTCGCCACGTCCATCCGCTGCACCGAGTCCATCCGATCGAGCGCAGCCACATCGAACTCGATCGCGAGCGGTTCCTTGAGCTCCAGTCCTTCCGTGAGGCACAACTCGAGCGATTCAAAGAGCAACTGCAGGCACTGCCCGTAATATTGCTGGCCGAGCGCCTCGACGTTGTTGTAGGACGGCAGCGGCCCGACGCCGACCATATACGACGGGACATGGCATACCGCGCACATTTTCTCGTCGTCCCACTTCAGGAGATCGATCACCTCGGCATCGACCGCCGTCATCAGCGCCGGCTTGTCGAACTTCAGGTCATCGCCGAGAACCGCCACTTTGCCCGCGTTCTGCGCGCCCGCGTAGTTCTCGTTCCAATACTGTTCGAGTTTCGCCGCGGTCTCTGCGCTGATCTTCCCCGGCGCCAACAGCAACCCGCCGAGATTAAATCCGTGCTTGGCCATCCGCGTCGAATTGTTCACGAGTTGCAACGCCTGCATCGCCGCCATTCCGCCCGCATAGATCGGCCCCAGCCCGCACAGCGGGTGATACGGCGCATACATGACGTCGTGAATGATCTCGCGCGCCGGCACGACCACGGACGCCTCATCCACTCCCGACAGCACATCCTGGCCAACCGAATAGAACACGTCCCCACTCGGCGAAATCATCGGCCGCACGCGCGACGGATCGAGCAGATAGAGCGCCGTCACGACCCCGCGGGCATCGCGTTCTTTCAGTGCGTAGGCATTCCCCCGACACAACTTCGAGAGAATCCAATACATGTAAAACTGGATGCGGTTCTGGTAGTGATTCGGGCGCCGAATGACCGGCGAGTAGGCCGGATTCTCCACCTCCGTGGAGATGCCGTCGTCATCTTCCGAGACGAGTTTCGGGCGACACTTCGCCACGTCTCCGGCAATCAACGTGACGCAGGCCCAGAACGTCGGATGCGACAAGGCATCTTCAACCGGCGTGACCACGCCGCGTTGCCAAGCGCCCGAGAAGCCTTCCCGAATCGACGCAAACCAGCCAGTCCCCCCGGACGACGGCCAGTGCGTGATCAGGTCTTGCTGGGCCGCTTTCCGACGCAGTGTGATGACGAACGGCCCGATGCGCATCGGGGCTCAGTCCTCGACGGCTTGTAGATCGCGTCGCTGATAGTGGCGTTTGGATGGGACGGGCGGATCGTCCACCACCGGCCGCACGGCATTCACGCCGTCGAGCATGAAGACGGCCGCGACATCTTCGGACAGCTCGATCGTCTCGCCGGGTTGTTGCCCTTGCGGGAGTTCTTTCAGCACGAGGTATTGCATCCAGCCTCCGAACGACGAGGGCTGCCAGCCGTCGCCAGCAGCCCTCCTCGGATTACGACGCGACGTAGGCCGCCGGCGAGATGTAGCGCACCGCCGTGGACCGACGCAGTTTCCAGGTCACTTCACGCGTGGCCTTCAGGCCCACGAGGCCGTTCTGCCACAGCGACACCAACGAGGCGCCCGTGCCCGTGATGCCACTCTGTGACGACGTGTCCTGCATTTCCAGCGATGCCTGATCGCTGGCTTCCACCGTGACCACCCCGTCATCGGCCAGGTAGATGTCCGACGCCTTGACGGCGATGATCGTCTGCGTGGACGGCGAGCCAACCGCCGTCAGATGCTCGGACACAATCACCGGGAAGCCGCGGATCATGCCGCCCTTCATCGTGATGTCTGGGAACTCGTTGTTCCCGAGCGTGTTCACCATCATCGACAACTGGAGCGCCATGTTCGCGGACATGATCAGCACGATGTCCACCGGGTCGAGATTCGCCGTCGCGAACAGCCCGATCATCGTGGCGAGGTCCGTGCGGAATTTGGCCGCCGTGGTCCCGGTCGGCGTCGTGGCCACGATCCCGTTGGTGATCGACGCGGGCGACGTCGCGCCCACCGCCGCCTTCGCGGGATCCACGAAGTCCAAGTCCATCTTGGCGTTGACCGCCCGCCCGAGCTCGTCACGCACGCGACCTTCCGCGGCCGGATTCGAGAACCGAATCGCTTCCTTGGTCAGCACGGCGAGTGCCGCCAGCTTGTGGAAGAGCAGTGCCGCGTTGTAGGTCACGGCCGCCGACGGCAGTGCCGGCAACCCCTCACCCACCCACGCCGCCGAGAACCCCGTGGACATCCCAGACACGCGCTCGTTGAACCCGACGCGGTTGAGGCTCGGGTAATTCGGCCCGCCGCCGGGATTCGGCCCGCCGAACTTCCCAACGATCGAACCCGGCCGCAGGTACTCGATGAAGTCGTTCATGACGCTATAGGGGACCATATCATCGATGTAGTGCGAGCCCGTGGTGGAGGCGCCGGCCACGGCCGTCTTCTCGATCAACTGGAACACGCCGGGATCGTCCGGATAGAACTGCTTCGCCAGCCGGATCGCTTCTCCCGCGATGCCCTGCGAGGCCCCGATGCACATCGCGTAACGGGCGAACAGGATCCCCTTCGGGAGTTCGCGCGTGACCTGGATGCGCGACGGCGTCTGACGGGCTGTGCTGGCCTCGGTCGTGGTCTGGCCCTTCACCTCGACGGCCGCTTCCTTCTCGCGCGCCTCGGCGGCACGGAGCCGCACCAACTGGGCATCGATCTTCTTGACTTCATCCGCGAGGGTATCGTGCTCTTCCTGCTCCGCCTCGTCGAGGGTCTGGCCAGACTCGCCAGACTTCGTCAGGATTTCATCCATCCGCACGGTCTTGGCGGCCAACGTCGCTTCCCACTGAGCAATCTGATCGCTGTAACTTTTCTTCATGGTCGGGCCTGTGCGCATCTGTGCAACGCGCGTTGAGCCCGAGGCGCCGGGCAATTTGGGGACATCAGCCTTCGGGCCTGTCGCGGCCAAGCCGACATCGAGTGATTTGATGGTCTGAATGGAGGCGTCGGCGTTCGCGGGAATCGTGACGGCGGAAAGCTCCAACCACAGCCACTTCAGGTAATGAAACCCACCCGTGACCTTGTCGTAACTCTCTTCGAGTGGTTGAAACCCAATAGAGAGTCCCCGCACGAGTCCCAGCGCAATCGACTGCCAGGCGAGATCGAGCCGATCTTTCAGTTGGCCTGGAACGTCCGTCTTGGCGAGCTGCGCCGTGATTTCGATGCCGTCGCTGGTGTGCTTGGCTTTGAGGACGTGGCCGATCGGCTCTCGGGCGTTGTGTTGCCAGAGCAGCGGGAGCGGCAGTTTGAATTCGGCCCCCTTCGGCTCCACGACATCGCCCATGCGATCCGTCGAGGCCGACGTGGCCACGCCCGTGATGGTCCGGGCGGCGTCGTCAACCGACTTGATTTCGAGAAGGCTGTAGGCCCTGTTGAGCATGGGTCAAGGCCCATGCTGAGGCATTTCCGCCGAGGGCTTTATTTTTAGTAGGAAATAATCACCGAAGCTCAGTGTCGAGTGGCATCAGTCAACACCCGTGAAATCGAATCCTCGCCAGCCGCCGCGAGTTCCAGCAGCTTCGCCGCCAGCCGACGCATTTCATCTGAGACCTGATGACTGATGCGCGGATCACGCTTGCACCGCACCAACGCCCCAAGTAAGCAGTTGGCCAGCGCCGAACAGCCCTGATCGGACGTGGCCCCCTCCCGCTCCAGCGTGCGCGTCAAGGCCTGTTCGATGCCTTCGAGGCCCGTTAAAATCTGGCTCATCGTATGCCATCCGTGTTTCGGAGACGCACCCGGTCCTTGTTCACTTCGAAGCCGCCGACACCCTCCGCCCTGATGGTGTAGTGGTTGCCGAAGTGAACGTTGGTCACAATGGCCACTAACTCGCCACGGTCATTGTAGAGATGATCTCCGCACCCCACGACCGGGATCGCTGGCGCTTCGATGACGATGGGCGTCTGCTCGGCGAGTGGGGCGGCAAATGTCGCGATTTCTTTGGGCGTTGCTGTCACGACCACGCCCGCGCCCACGATGCCGCCAAACAACCCGCGCAGAAATCCGCGACGTTCCATGCCTGACATAGCGAGCCTATTCTAACCGCAAAATAATCAGCCGCTTCACCGTTTCCGAGACGGATCGATCCTCGCGCTTCGCGAGCGCGATCAACTTATCGTGCGCCCCCGCCGGCAACCACGTCGACACCGTGGCCCGCGGCTCCGTCACCCATGACCGCCCCGTGCCCCGTGGCCGACCCCGCGGTCTCCCCTCGGGCACCGATGCGTGACGGGCCGGCTTCATGCCTTCTTCCCCCCCAGGATGAGGATCTGATAATCCCGTGGCCCCTCGGCCTGCTGCATCGCTTGCGAGAGCGCCGTGAAGAACGCCACCGGGCCATCGATCTTATTCGCCGAATCCTTTCCGCCCGCCTTGCGTGGGTAAATCTGGCCCTTGAAATCCCGCTCCACGACGATGTTCCCGACCATCCACGCCATGGCCGCATTCCCGTCGTGGCGCAGGCGCTTGCCCAGCACGAGCGCCTCTGTGGTCTTCATCGCCGGATCCATGACGTCCACCGACTGCGGCACGTCAATCACCAGCCGCTCGACGGCCTCCCGCC